GCGCTTGTTCGAGCCGCTGTTGGTGATCATGAAAATGAGCGCCTGCTTACGGCTCTTGGTGCCGGCGCGCATCATCTCCACGACCATGTTGGTCTTGTGCTCGTGCACTTCGTCGATGAGCGCCATGTGTGGACGCGGACCAGACTGCCCATCATCCGAGCTGATCGGTCTGAAAAACGATCCTGACTTGAGGTAGGCCAAGTTCCAGATGTTCTGGCCGGTGCCGCTGCAGACCAGGCGCTTGGTCAACTCAGGCGATTGCTGCACCATCGCCACAGCATCCCGGAACAGAATCATGGCCTGATCTTTTTTGGTCGCGGCAGCGTAGATCTCGGCGCGTGCTTCGTTGTCAGCGATCAATCCGGTCAGTCCCACCCCGGCGGCCAGGGGCGATTTGCCCGAACCCTTACCGCTCTCGACGTAAACGACCCGGAAGCGGCGATACCCGTCACTGGACTTCCATCCGAAGATGCTGCCCACAACGAATTTTTGCCAGGGCAACAGCTCGAACGGCAGCCCTTCAAACTCCCCACCGTTTAACTTGAGGACGGTGCGATAGAAGCGAATAGCTTTGTTGGCCGCAGCCAAATCCCAGGTCAGCCCGCGCTTCGGCCCCTCCTCCAGATCCCGCAGATGGCGCGCGCACGCATTGCGAATGTCTGGCCCCGCGACACGCTCACCGGAATGCACCTCCCTGGCGTACTGCGTCGCAGGGTCGTCAACCGAAGAACTCCGCGAACTGGTCTTCTTTTGGCTCATCGTCTTTTACTTGCACCTTGGATCGCGCAGCCGGTGTCAGGCCGAATTCGACCAGGTAGCTTTTGAAGCGGCGGTCTACGTCGGCCAACATGGCCACCGCCGGGTTCGCCTTGAGCACCAGTTCGCCCTGGGTGCTGGTGGTTTCGTAAGTCCGCCCCTGCGCATCAATCACCTCGCGCAGGGCAAGGATTTCGGAGTAGCAGTCGCAGAGGCGCTCAAGCGCAAAGCCATCGGCTTCGGTAAGCACCCCCATGCGGTCCAGCAGCACAGTGAGCCGCCCCCACGCCACCTGGCCATCCGAGCTCAAGTGATCTGGGGCACTGGGAATGCGCTTAGCTGGCTGAGGCTCGTTCTTGTTGATCGGGCGCTTACCGGGATTCCCTCTGACAAGCTTCAGCTCCGTCGGTGTGGGTCGTCTCCCGGCCATTTTCTGTTCTCAAAAAAAATCATTTCATTTCGCGGCTTTGCACACGGAGGAGGGCGATCGGTCAGGGAACATTTCCGAAAAAACATTTTCCCCCCCCCTACCCTTTGGATGGGGCCCCGGGGCGCCATGAGGCTTTCAGGGGGTCCGATTCCAGTGGTGCCGGGGGTCCAGCGGCCTCCCGCTCACGTCGCAGCCAGCCTCGCGCCCCGACTTCTCCAGGCGCTGCTTGTAGGAGCTGTGGCAGTTGGTGCACAGCGACTGCCAGTTGGACCGGTCCCAGAACAGGGCCATGTCGCCACGGTGTGGCTGGATGTGGTCGACAACGGTTGCTGGCTTGTTCAAGCCCGACTGCTTACAGCGTACGCACAGCGGATTCTTGCGCAGCCACCCTTCACGGGCTTGCTGCCAGCGGTAGCTATATGGACTTGGCTTCTTGACTGCATCGGGTAGCGCCATGCGTTACCCCTCCACCTTCTTGCTCATGAACCTGTCGGAATACTCACGCAGCTTCTCCACCCCAATGAACCCCACCAGACAGCCAGCGAAGACCGAGAGGTTGGGCGGCAGTGCGAAGTACTCCAGCACTGGGAGCAGGCTGATGGCGATCAGGCCACAGATAGTGCCCTCAAGCACAACCTGGCGGCCGCGACCACCACCGTAGATGACACGACACATGGCCACGGCAGCGGCGATACCGCCGGTGTACAGCTGAGGCTGGTGAGCCAGCACCCAGGCAAGCACAGCGGCCCACAGGCCAGGATCCTTCTCGGGCATGTTAGGCATCTCGGTTCCTCCCTTTTGGGGAGCGGAAAAAGAAAAGGCCCGCCGAAATGACGGGCCCTTGAATTGTTGATGAGGATGACGGCGCGCTCCCGGCCAGACGAACTGGTATACACCCAAAAAATTTCACGAGATGCGAAACACTCAGCAATCAGGGGTAGCTTTGGCCGTAGTGGCAGGCACCTCAGAAAACTTGAGGCTTTGCGTCCAAAGGCATCAATTTTCGAATTTTCTCTCTGTCATTTTCGGTGGCTTGGTCTTGCCATTTCTGACAACTTTTGAAGCGGCTCTCGGACAAAATTGCCAGAGGAATAGTCCACTTCCTATTGCGTCCTTCATCGCTCAGCACGCCATCAGCGGACCAGAGAACCTGTCGAGCCACACCCCAACGATAATGGGCATAGATAGAACCTGATTCCAGGTCACCAAGAACTAGCTCGTTTCCATCAGCGACCTCTATGCTTTGAACTCCAGAAAAAATTTTAAGGAATTTCCAAGTTCGCGGCCCAGATAAAGCCTCGTCCTTTGATGCAATGAGCCTGGTTTTCTTCCTGTTTGCTTCTCGCCTATCTTTGTCGCCATCATAAAAGAATGTTCGCGGACTAGGATTAAACGTCCATATCTCAGATATGTATCGAGAGTGCAGAGGATTTTGCCCTGCATAAATCGCCAAGGCTCCCCCAAGCGATGTGCCAACTAGAACAACCTTCTTCCCTTTTATCCTTTCGTCTTTCAGCATCGCCGAAACATATTCTCTGGCCTGAGTATGCTGCTCCATGCTTCCCAGAAAATTAGTTAAAAACCAATCATTCCACCAGTCATTTGAGCCTGAGAAAGCAATGATAACGACTTCATCTCCATCTTCCCGATGCCATAAAAATGTCTGCCGATCAAACCCAGTGGTTTCTAGTGGGGGATCCAGTGTTTCTAGAATTCGACTTGGCTGCTCGAACCAATGAGCCTCACTTACCTTATCACCTGCCCTTTGTAACGATAGAGCAGACGCAAGGGCATACATATACCCGTCAACCACCGTCTTCCCCCCAAACTCGTCGAGTTTGAGATAGCCAATCTCTCTATATCGATCGTTGCACCAGAACCGACCACTTTCCCCCCAAGTATCCTCGGGATTAATTAGCGAGCATCCCGCCGTGCCCAGCATGATAGCTGCGGCCAAAATTAGTCTCTTCATCTCCCCCCCCGATATCCGATATCAAAGCAATATCAACAGTAGATCAGATTTCAGTTCAGAGCCTTGGGATCGGAGGGCTTCTTCAACAAAAAAACCCGACTCAATGGCCGGGGTTTCTCTGTGTCGCGTTGCTTGCAAGCTGGACACGCTGCTATGAAAACAGGTGTTTATCCGCGCGGAAAGCTTTTTATGCAGCCTCGCGTAATTGCTCCAAGGCGCAATCGATCCAGGCCACTCCAGTGTTGATCAGCTCGCGCGCCTTGGCTTCGCTCATCTTGTGCTCGCGGGCGATCCGCAGCGCCGGCCACTTAGCACCGAAGTACAGCCAGACGAAGCCGCCCATCTGCGGGTTGCGCTTGTTCAGCCTGGCTACGGCGCCGTCCACCGCAAGCGCTAGGTCGTCCGTGATCACGTATTGCTTGAGCCCGCCTTCCGCTGGGGCGTGCTCCTTCATAAGCGCATACAGCGGGCAGACATACTGAGGCACGCCCATGCCATCCATGCGCCACCAGCCCCATTGCTCGAGCATGTACGCGGTGTCACCAAGCGCCTTGTCTACGTAGGTTCGTTTTTTCATGTCCTTCCCCCTCAATCCCCGGTGTAGTTGCTGCCCCCGGCGCCGAGCCGGTTGCCTTCCTGATAATGCGCACCTGGGCCGGCGGCCCGAGGCTTCTTCAACTGCTCGATCTGCCGCTGCGCGGCCTGCAGGGCCAGGCTGAGCTGGGTCACCAGTTCATCCAGGGGCAGAGCCTCGCCGGTTGCGGCCGCCACAAAGCCCGAGGCGTTGCAGTGGTCGCATGGCAGTTCGTGAAACACACCCTGAGTGACCGCTCTCCCACGGCACAAAGGGCACTTGTCCAGCTCGATCACGGCCTTCTTGAAGGCTGGGCCGTGCTTCTTCATCAGCCGACCACCTTCAGCCCTTGGGCGCGCAGCGACTTTTCAGCCACCTCGTGGGCCCACTGCCCATCAGGGTCACCCATGATCAGTTCGAAAGGGTTTCTGATGCGCAGCGATTCGCGAGAGGCCTGCCAGATCAGGAAATAGATCGGGTAAGGGTGAATCAGCTGGCTCTCGCACCACGCAGCGATGTCCGGATAGCCAGGATGGGCGGTGATTGACTGCTTCAGCACCGAAGGAAGGTCAGAGCGCACCTTGTCGCCACTGCTCATTTCGAATCCTCGCTAATTACAAATGCGGTAAGGTCGCTCGGTGTCACGGCTGCTGTGGCCTCTGGCGAATTCTGCGAAATTTCAAATAAGGCCTTGGTAAGGCCGTGGATGGCTGCAAAGCCGATCCGATCAAGCCAGGCGTGCCACTTCTCCAGCGCGGCGCGGCGCTGCTGCATGGCCTGGGTGTGGATGTAGGTGCTGGCGATCTTGCCCAGCTTGTGGTTCAGCAGCATCTCGCCGATGTGGCCGTCGATTCCGAGGTCGGTCCAGGTGCTGCGGGACACCTTGCGCAGGTCGTGACTGGTCCACTCGCCCTGCCCCAGGCGCTTGAACACGTTGCTGGCTTGCGTCTCGCTAAGGCACAGGCCCCGGCGATTTGGGAACAGGTAGACGCCCTCATAGCCCTCGGCCTGCTGGATGGCCCGGTACCGAGTCAGCAGCGCCTGCACCTGGGCGGTCAGTGGCAAGCGGTGTTCGGTACGGGTCTTGGCGTTGGCGGCGGGAATGAACCACTCGGCCGCCGCCAGCGAGATCTCGTTCCAGCGGGCCATGCGGGTCTCACCAATCCGGGTGCCATGGGCCAGCATCATCAGGGCCAGCATGGCGTCGCCCGGCTCCTGCTCGAATGCCTGGGCCAGTTGCCGCATCAGCTCCGGCAACTGCACATCACGCAGGCGGGCTGCCTTGGGCAGGATCTTGGCCTTGGTGAAGTCATTGAAGCGCATCCCGGCCATGGGGTTACTGTCGATCAGGCCCAGTTGCAGGGCCTGGCGAAAGGCGGTCAGCAGCAGCGCGAACATCTGCCGCAGGTAGGACAGCGACACCTCGGCCTGGCACGGCCACATCAGGTGCTTATCCAGCGCATCGGCAGACACGTCAGCCAGGGCCAGGTCAGCAAGGCGCGGCTTGAGGTGCTGGGCAATGGCGGACTTGGCGCCGGCCTTGCGCTTGGCCGACAGCGAGCGGTCACGCGCCATCCGATCGCCGTACCAGTCCAGCAGCTGACCCACGGTAGCCATGCCAGAGACCACCGGGGCAGTGGCCGGGTCGCGCAGCAGGCGCTGACGCAGCGCGGGCAGCTCGGCAATCACCGCCGCCACGTTCAGGTCAGGCCAACGGGCGACCGGCACCCACTTCTTGCCGCGCACCAGGTGCCAGGTGCCGCGCTCACGGTTGCTCCAGAAACGCAGGTACAGGCCAGGGTGACGCGGGTCGCGCAGGTCGCGCACCGACTTGTCGGCGGCCTGCCGGCGCACTTCGGCCTCGCTCAGTTTCACTTCCCGGGTCGCGCTCATGCAGCCACCGTGGCAGGCAGCAGCAGATAGGCGCGGATGGCCTCGACGGCGTCGATATTGCCCCGACATACAATGGCCAGGTAGCCCTGATCGGCAAGCGCCTGCAGGTAGGCGTCCTGGCTCGGGGATACCGGCGCGTCATAGGGCGGCATGGCCTTGAACTCGATGTACAGGCCGAAATACCCACCGCGCGCCATGGGCAGCACCAAGTCAGGCACACCGGCCTTCACGCCCTGCCCTTTCAGCTTGGCGGCCACAGCCTTGACCCGGTGCCCGCCGTTCGGGACGTGGTAGATCAGCTTGTAGGCCTGCGGGTAGCGCAGTTGGAGCTCCTGCATCAGCGCGGCCTGCTCCTGCCCCTCCCGGTCAACGGGCTTGGCGCGGGCCGGCTTGGCCCTGAACGGACGGATGTCGGGGGAATTCATGCGACAAAGCCTCCCTCATTGAGCAGCAGCGCTTGGGTGCGCATGACGCCCTCGGCGTGGTACTGCCGTGCGGTGTCGCGGTCCACTGCCCGACTGCGCCCGTCGCACGCGTCGTGACAAGCGCTGCAGCACCAGGCGCCTTGCAGGTCGTGTGGCTTCTTGCCGACGCCGCAGGTACCCGCCAGGCGATAGTGCGCAAGGACAGTGGTCTCGGGGTTGCCGTTGCATACGCCCGGAATGCGCACCTGGCACTCACGCCCGCGCGCGGCTTTGGTCAGTTTGGTTTGGCGCATGTGACGCCTCCTTGCAGGTTGATTGATCAGCGCCCGGCCAAGCGGGCGCGCATGGCTGCCAGGGCAGAGTTTCCGACTTGCGGAGTGCGGCGCGCGGCAACCTCTGCAGGAAGTGCCAGCGGCATCTTCTGCAGCGGCTCACCGGCCATAAGCCGACGAACAGCGATGGTGTAATTGCGCTCGAAGAGCTTCGAGCTCGCGTCGGATGGCAGCTTGTTGAGGTTCTCGAAACCGCACTCCTTGGCCGCGTGCCACACCGCGTCGTGACTCCACTTGCCCCGGCCAGCCACCGCAGGATGGGCATTCCGGGTTGCTTCGCGGAAAGCGGCCGCCAAGGCTGGAAGACCAAGCATCTCTGGTGACGGCTGGCACCACTGAATGAACTCACCGGGAGGCGGGATGAAAGGCGCCCCCGACTGGCGGCAGCGCATCAGCCCAAACTGCAACTGCTCGGGCTTGCAGATTCCAGCCTCCAGAAACGCGGTCAGCCATTGCTGCTTCGACGCGTTGTAGGTGGCCCGGTCTGGCCAAGCCTGCTTCCAGGCGGTGCAGATCGAGCGCAGGTCACGGAACAGATCGTTGATAACCTCTGCCGTCTTCCGATTGAGTTCGGCCTTCACGTCATCGGGCAGCTCGTATCCAGCAGGGACGTGCTGACCGGACTGGACCTTGGCCCACAGGCCGTGCGTGACAACTGCGACTGGGTTCATTGGGCACTTCCTTGCTCGATCCACGATGTATCACTGTCATCGAACTGCTGGCCACCAGGCCCTGCCCGCAGAGGAACGACCTTCGCTGCATTTGCAAGGTCGCGCTTTCTCCAGCCGACTAGGTCGGCGATCCACTGGCTCTCGGTCTTGGCCAGCCCCTTTGCATCGTGATGGACGACAAAGCCCGAAATGGCCTTTTCCGAGAATTCCTCGATGGCCACCCCAGAACGCTTGGCATAGGCCTCAAGCTGAGCCTGGTCAGGAATCCAATCGAGGAACATCGCGAACGGCTCGCGCGGAGAGTGTGTATTACTTCCCTTCCCTTCCATTCCGGGGGTGAGGCCTCGTTCACCGCTAGACGAGCCTTCGCCGACTTCTCGGCGAGCAGTCGGCGAAGGCTCAACGAATTCAGGGTGTTTTACCGTTGGTCTGTCGATTTTCTGGTGGTGCCATCCGTTGACGTGCAGGTACTGCTTCGATGACGCCTCGTAGAGGGTAATCAGTCGGTTCGTTACCAGCTCAGTAAGCAGCCCTTCCACTGCAAGCGCAGTGATGTCGTCGCCAGGGAAAACGAGAGCTTTGATGGTCTTGGGGGACATCGGGTGATTACCTGCGTCGTCGCAGAAGTTCCAAATCCCGATGAAGAGGAGTCGAGCCATCGCCGAGCACTCCATGACCTGTTCGCTGGTCCAGAACTCCGGCTTGATGGTGCGGATACGAGCCATTACGAACGCCCTCCATGACTAACTGCCTGACGCGTCAGATTTGGCGAGACACCGAAACCTGACGTGGAATGCGTGGTATTGCCTGCATCGTCCATGCGGTGCATAATCGACCTCGATGTTGTTTCAAGAAGACCGCCCTGCCAGGCGGTTTTTTTTCGCCTGCGATTCCG